TGTAAATGCACTGCCAGACTTGTTTGCAATCCCTGTTCACTCAAAGTATGTGAAGCTTGATTCCAAGGCACTCTGCGAGATTGGTAGAATGAACTTTTTCTTTCAGGCAATTCTTTTCCCATCTTTTTTCTGTGTGCGATAACTTTATCATACCATGGCCCTACCACATCATCTCCCACTGACACCACTTTATCAGGGTTCTTTGGTAATCTCCTCAACCATTTATATTTAGCACTTTTCTTCATGGCCTCACAGAGTTCAACTGCCTCTACACTATTTTCATTATCAAGTCTTAGGTCACCAATTGCATCTTCCAATGTTGGTTCTTCATCTACAGGCTCAGGAAAAATAGACGACAATAACATCCAAGACATTCCAATATCATCCATTACATCATTACGAACTGATACAATAAAAACACGTTGTCTTTTCTGTGGCACACCAAAATGAATACCATTAAGAACTTTATATGTGGTATTGCATAGTCCATTGTTAATCCTTTGACATTTTCACATATGATAACCTTTGGCATCATTTCACCAGCAATACGAATCATTTCCCATGTCAAGTCTTCAATATTCTTTTGCTTCATTCCATATGCAGTTTTCTCTTTATTCCATCCTTCTTTCTTGGTTCCAGACATAGAAAATGGTGGGCAAGGTGGAGAGCCATCCATAATATCCAGCTCATACTTCTTCAGTCCTGTCATCTCCATAATCTGCTTACCAGTAACACTTTTAATATCACCGCATATATGTGGAGTATTCGGCCAATTTTCAAGGTAAGTATCTACTGCGACTTGCTGAAACTCATTTACGAATTTACAGTCACCACCAGCAAGTTTATATCCACAAGATGAACCACCACCCCCTGCAAAGAATGAAATATATGTGAATAGTTTTCTGTCAGCTGATTTTTGTAAATCATCAAGAGTATAACGATAATATCTCAACCAAAAAACTCCTCTAAGCTTCCTTGTGTTCCAAAACTTCCATCAATCTCCCAATCAATTTTATTTGTGATAAACTTGAGAGGCTCGACAAAACTCTTCTCGAATTGTTCATCATAATCTATTTTATCCAAAATGTCAAGTTCCTTTGGCACCTTTGTTACAAAAGAAAATGCAGACGATTGATATAAATTAGGCTGTCTCATATGTAAAAACCTAATCTTGTCTCCTTCTAGAATGAAGGGATATTTATTATCAAGTTTCTCTTTCTCCAAAAGGTAATTATACAGAATTGCTCCTTTAACATGAATAGGAGCTCCCTTTGCAAATAAAGATGATTCGCCTCTAAACTTCTTCACGCCATTACAACTTCTTGGATATGCAATCTTTTCTAGCGGTAATTTCATAAACTCATCCCGAAATTCTATTATAAACTTATTTAGCATTTTATTATCACCGCTCATGATGATTTTAAGAGCCTCTTTAATCTTTTCTCGACATGCTGCTGGAGTTGATGACTTTACTGCCTCAATGCCCATAATCTTTAATTGTGGTTCTTTATAACGAACACCTTCTACATCCCAAGCATTTAGAATGTATCTTTTCTTGTTTGTCCAAATACCTTTATCAGCAATTACTTCTCTTGACATTTCCATCTTTTGTTCATATGCATTCATGTGTTTAGCAAGAGCTACATAAGAACTATCAATAAAAGGTTCAAGTTTTTCTTGTATAAATTTATCTAATACATTTATAATCTTCTCTGTTGATGTGTCTTCTGGAAACACTTTATCAACTAATTTTTCAAAAGTGATATATACACTATCTGTATCTGCTGCTATAACATAATCTACATTTTTAGTTTTTAAGATTTTGTTGAGATGCATATTAAGACTTTTTTCAATCCATCGTATAGATAACTGCCCAGCTGTTGTAATCGCCGTAGCAACCAATAAATCATAATACCTAAACCAATTATTCCCAATTGCACCATAAGCGGAATTGAGTGAAATCTTCTTCGCCATTTGGATGTTGTCGTACCTTGAAATTTTCTTGAGGAGATTTTTATTTCCAGTATCTTCAAACTCCTGTCTAGTTTGGAGTAAAAGTTTTTTATACTTAACCCTGTCATTGTACATGTTCTCCATTAACTCTGGCAGAAATCCTTTGACCTTTTTACTGAAATAGGCGCCATTTGGAGTCATACAATTATCAGTTTCATTTTTAATTTTACCTTCAAGAATCTTATCAACCATTCCTTCTTCTATTTCTGAGTCACCATTTAATAATGTTTCTGGGGAAATGTTATACTGCATAATCAAATGAGGGTATAGTGAATTTAAATCAAAAGATGTAACCCATTTGTGCATTCCCACTTGTGGGTCTTTTACATAAGCACCTTCAAATTTTTCATTTTTTTCGTGTTCTTTTTTCTGTGGAATAACAATTTTCTTTTTATGCAAATGATTATATATCACCGTATCCCAATAGCGAACTGTTCCTAATACATCTACATAGTTAACTTTACCATCATAAGCCATAGTCAAACATAGTTCAATGAGTCGCATCTTGTCTTCTAATTTATCAACAAGTTCAACGTCATTAATATTATATTCTATGAATGATTGCCAATCTTTAGTATACCATTCTTTAAACGTATCAAATGGATTTCCGGCTTTACGTTCTCCTAGTTCTACAAATGAAATGTGATCTAGGGTATATCTTTCTTGGTTTGTATATGTGAATTTACGATATAGGTCAAAATAGTCAAGAGCAGCCACACCTTGAATAGTGTATATCTGATGCCTTCTTCCCATCTGATATACCTCTTTATCAAATACATTATTCCAAGGTGACAACTTGCTCACAAAATCATCACCAAACAAATTTCTAATACGATTGCATATATAAGGGATGTCAAAAAACTCTGTATTCCAGCCAGTAACAATATCAGGATATATACGTTGCCACTCATCAAGAAATCTTATGAACAAATCGTTTTCATCTTTACATAACCGATAGTCAACATCATCACGAAAGTTTTGAAACTCATGAAGACCCCAAACAATAATTTTCTTATTTTGATGATTCTTCATTGTGATTGAAAGAAGAGGTTCAGCAGCATCCTTCGAATTTGGAAAACCGTTTTCACATTCAACCTCAATGTCAATTGTTACAATAAGGATTTGGTCTTTATCCCATGGCACATCGCCAGGATATTCATCGCCAATATAGCAATATGAATATTGATTATTACCAAATACAATTTCTTGATCTGAACTTTGTTGAATATGCTCTTTTGCCTCTTTGATTGAGTCATATACTTTAGATTTAACATTGATACCATCAAGAGTTTTATATCCTGTATATTCTGAAACTCTATCATATAGAGTGGGCTGGTAATTTACTTTTTGTGAGATGCGCTTACCTTTATCCACACCTCTTACTAAAAGAGAATTACCTCTTTGAATTACATTTGTATAGAAATCCATTGTTAGACTATAACACCTAAAAGTTTATTTGTCAAGTCTCTCTTTTCTTTCCTATATTGTATTTTGTTTCTAGTGTCCATTCATTTTTTTCTTTGTATGATAGAACCTTAATTTGACTAAGTGGAGCCACTTCAGTTATATCACTAACAACATCAACTAAACCCCAATCTTTAAGAAGATTAGCAATCGTATTTCTTCTTGCTATATCATTTATTGATAGATTGGTTTTCTTTCCATCCAGAGCAAAGAGCTCTTTAAAATGCACAATATAATAT